CTCCATTATAACAAAGTATGTACCAAAAGTAAAGGGCCCGGAGGCCCTTTTTGTTTGCCAATATTGCCTATTACGAGCCAGTTTGTGATCCTGCCAATGCTGGAGTTCCCCAACTGACTGTGGTCAAGTTGGTGCTTTCGCTTGGTAACAATGTCATTGTGGCATTTAGTGTACCATCAACTGTGGTCAATCCACCTGGTTTGGCAATGGTAGTTGCAATAGTAATTACTGAACCTGCATCAGCATTTGCACCTTGTGTACCATTAGACTTGACGTTGATAGTCAAAGAGTTACCTTCGTAACCATAGTAAGAACTTGAGCTCTGTGTAAACACTTGTACGTTAGCTGTGGTAAGATCATAGTAACCTGTTGTTGATGCAATGGTTGGTGAACCTGATCCGCCAGTTTTGTTTGTTCCTGTGAATGATCCGCCAGCGATTGTAGCAGTACCTGAACCACCAGTTAGAGTAATTGTACCAACTGCTGTACATAAGTCTGTGATTGCTGTATTTTGTGAATTTACTGATCCGCCTGTACGACTGTAACTCAATGTAACACGTCCACCTGCGTTGAAGAAATAACGTGCGGCATCACCAGATGCAAATGTAATAGTCTGTGTGAATGTTACGCTGGCAGTCCAACTTGTAGTACGATCAACACTACCACCTGCAGTGATTGATGTTCCTGATGACACACAGTTCAATCTATTGTTGTAGATTGTGGTAATGTTGGTCGACAGCGCCGCAAAAGCCGAAATGGTGTTGCCGACTGTGGGGCTGGTAATTGGTGTTATTGAAGAACTTTGGTGTGTAGCCGCACTAGAAATACGATTTAACAGTGTGGTCCACTGTGTGGCTGTAACTACGTTAGTTCCGGCTGCAACTGTGGGAACTATAGGTAATGTTGTTTGACCATATCCCTTGTCGTTGTTGCCAATACCCCACACCGTGTTGATGTTGGCCACGTTGTTGTTTGGGCTAGCCGCCCCGCCTTGCGCGAAAATATTATAATCGTCGGCTAGTATTACTGATCCAAGTGAATATGCCATTCTTTTGTTCCCTTTGTATTAGTTGAATTATATCAACGCTATAATTAACGGCGTTCTATTGCAAACAATAGTAAAGTGGTTGATTACCACAGGCGTCGTTGTTAAAAACATTTATAGCCGGGTCTATAAATCAAATCCTTTCTTAGTTGATCGTCACAACTGCTTCAACTGTGCCTTCGCCAGTTGATGTTTTATTTTCAAGCGCACGACCAATCACATTCAATGCTGTAATTTCATCTTTTCTAGCGGCTCTTGCTAGGCCCATGCCTGCTGCCACTAATCGATCGCCTTTGCGTACAGTTCCTGTTACCAAAACTGGAACACGACCGGTCATTGCAATTGGTGGATGTGTTTCATCGTTGCCAGCGGCGCCATTCATAGTGTAGGCTGCTCGTGTGCTGATAACACCGAACACATCATCTGAAAGCTCTTCACTTGCTATAGTGATTTCCTTGGCACCGCCCAACATCACAACAGTTCCTGCTGGGTATACAGCATCTGCCGCAAAGCGTTCTGCCAAGTCAGCGTATTCAGCTGATGTGGCTTTGGCAAAAATTGTGTTGAAGTAAGTGCTTGAACTACCAATGTTACCAACACCGTTGGCATTGTTGTTTACAATGCTACCAACTGATACAGCGGCTGTACCAAAGTTCACTGAGTTACCAGTGGCTGAAATCAATCCAGATACAACCAAGTTGGTATTGATGTTGACGTTGGATGTTGCTCCATCAATTGTGATAGCGGTTGTGGTTGCTCCGCCATCATTGACTTGGAATATAACATCGCCATCTTGTGTTTGATTGCGCAAATACACATCTGTGCCTGAGACAAACAAACGTCCATCTGAGTCGCCACCAACATACAAACCTGTGTCATTGAGAACACTCAATGTACCAGATGTTGAAGTATTTGTATCAGAACGCATGAACTGAGTGCTGTTCAATGTGTCAAGTTTGTCGGCATTTGATGCAGTACCCAACATGTCTGGGTACAGTGTGCTCATGTTTAAACCTGGGCTGATGGTTGCAAAACCAGAGATAGCGGCAGCTGGAGTAAACGTAGCGTCTTTGGAGAATATAGCAACAATGGTATTGTTAACGAAAATCTTGACTACAACGTGATCAGATCCTGGTGAGTTGTCAGTGACTGTATCAACAATGGCGCCTGAAGTACCAGTACCTGCTGTAAATGCAGGACCGACTAGAATAAAACTAGAGCCATTGAATACTTTTAACTGAGCGTTTGTGGTATCAAACCAAAGATCGCCAGTGACGTTGCTGGATGGAGTAGATGAACTTGATGTGGCAGCTGACACTACTTTGAATGTTGAGCCGTTGTAGACTTTCATTACACCATTGGTTTTGTCCCACCAAAGTTGACCAACCAATGGGTCTCCAGGTGCAGTGGTATTAGCACTGTTTTCCAATAAGTGGATGAAGTTTTCATCAAGGAATTCACCGTAGCCAGCATAGTTTTTGCCCACAAGGGTCATGCTAGAATCGGTGTTAATAGTACCGTCTGCTATAACAGCAAAAATGGTACCATCAGTAAGGTTAATTGTATATGCCATCTGTTCTACTCCGCTTTAGAGATATTTATCATATCGTAATCTACTCATATTTATGCGGCACTCAAATTAGTAAGTGTTTGTATCCGCACAGTATAATCAATTTGAATCTGGCGATTCAAGCTCTTTTGCACCGGGTGAAAAATTACATGGGTGATCAAGCGTAAATCATCAGGGCTTCCGTTCCAGGTTTTTAACCCTAGCTCGTCAAATACATACTCACCGTTAAAATTGGTAGAGTTGTCAAAGGCTTGTTGTCCAGCAGGTTCGCCGTAGTCCAGCAAACAAGTGACCAAAATATCTGTGTAAACAGTTCCTGTGGTGTGCAATACAGTGAGATTGTTGCGACTAGGATCTGTGTTTAACGATGAGTTGTCATCTACTACTTTGGCATAAGTTGGATTGTAAAGATCAGCATTTTGACCTGTGGTATTGGGTGGCAAATAAGTGATCACTCCTGTGGGATCAACTGAGCTGCCGCCATTGCCAAAGGCCATGAGATAGATTTGACCAATGTTTTTATTGGCCAAACTGTTGGCCATGCTTATGGAGATATTTTCGTAGTGGATAGCGTTCTTTTTATCCACAAATATTTCCTGAGTGACAGGGTCAAATATCTTGACAAATCCTTCAATTTTTACAGGAACTGTGTTCATGCTCGTGTCTCCACAATGACTTCCTGAGAATTAGGATCAAATATTTTAACATGCCCCATTACAGCAAAACCAGCTCGTTCGTTGGGTTTGGCAACAGGTTTGGCTTTTTGGGTTTCTTGCTGTACTTGTGGTTTTTCATTGTTTTCTTGCATGAAATTATTTACCTTAAAAATTAAACCCGGCCTTCAATAAACCAAGCTGCCAGGGTATTCTGTTCCTGTAATGGGCGTCCGTTGCTCGGAGTACCAACACCGGGTGCATACAATACCAGGGCCTGCTGTATAAAGATTTCAATCTCCAACTTGTCAGCTGGCGCAGTGGCCATTTCAACTGCCACAGGGCTAACTGAAAGCACATTATATTGAGATTGATCCAGTAGAGTTCCGCCAACTTTGACCTGCACTGCTCGTCCAAGCTCTATCTCAGTGACATAGGTTGTAGTTGATCCGTCTCCTACGTAGAAGGACAAAGCGTTTAAATCGCCAATTTGTATAATTTGCTTGGCTGGTATTGCAGTATCAAATACAACAGTAACTGGACTCACCGTGGTCACGGTATAGTCTGCAGGATCAATTGTTTCTGCTGTGGCTATTACTGTAGTACCAAATGTTGCGCTTGACCCACTGGATGTGATATCAGTGTTGATAATTGTACTGTCAGGTGCAGTGTATTGTACTCTGACAATCAACCCAGCCGCTGGAACCACAGTCAGCGTTACTGACACTGGTTCAATGGATGTCACTGTGTACGCACTCTGTGGTAATTCAGCTAGAGTTCCCAGCGTAGGTCCAATATAGATTTTTACTGTTCCAGCATTGGTGGCTACCACGGTATTGTTGTATGTTAGCTCTGTAACATAGGTTGTGGTAACCCCGTCACCAATAAACGGCTCAACCAGTGTGGTCTTTTGATATCTAGCTGGCAATACTTCACCGCGACCAATGTCTATCACTGCACTGCCAACAGCATGAGAGTTGATGGCAGTACCAGCAGTTCCTCTTCTTAAACCAGACACAGTATTCTCTGTGAGATTGCGAGCACGATATGTAATACGCTCACCGTTTATGGTCAACTGACCAAAAATGTTGGCAGCAGGGTTGGGCTGACTGAGTTTGTTTGCATCTTCAACATGTATGACATCGCCAGTCTCACTTAATTCTTGTGTCAACACTGTGGTATCATCACTGGTAATACGATACATTTTTTGATTGCCTAACATGTCCTGGAATATACGGAACGCCAAGGCCTCTGGAACAACACTCATTGTAAATGATGTGATCACTACCACATCACCTGGACCAATTACACTTCCGCCAAGAGTAACAACGCTGCCACTGACTGTAAAATCATTACCTGGCAACAAACGCCATCCGTTGAGTGTTACCCACAATCTTTCAGCATCTGTAATTACTCGTCCAGTATCAAAGTTATTGGTTGCAATTACTGTGCCTATGCTGTAGTCAAAGGATCCTGGATCGCCAGTCACTGTGCCGACATCAAAATCTGTGGTATCGTAGGCTTGTCCAACCACAGTACCTGTTGATGTTGGACCCTGGAATACCTGTGTTAATATAGCTTGCTCGCTGGTGTCGTTCCAAGTGGTCACAGCAATTACAGCATCTCCTGCGGCTCCAACTCTGAGTGTAAGCTCGGTATTGTTAACAGTGTAATCAGCATCTGTGGTGACTGCTATCACAATGGTTGAGCCGTTTGCTGGTGCTGTGCCAAATTCTACATAACGGTCACTGCTGCCATCCCAGGCGCTAACTGTGTAATCAACACTGAGGTTTTGACGTACTTGATCAATGTATACCACAACATCATTGTCAGAAATCAAACCTTGCGGAGTTTCTCCACGAGTTGGCAAGTAGTAAGGACCTGTGGTACTTCCGTCACCAAAGTATTCAATGCTTTCAGCTGGGCGTAGTCGTTGACCGTCACGCTCAACAATAAGGTTGATGTCATTGGTTCCTTGCAAACTGTTGTCTAAAGTATAGGTATCTGAGCTTCCGTCATACAACAAGTATTCAGTTTGAGGATAGCTCCAGTCCTTGAATGGAGTAGTTATACCCAATGCAGTCACTACGATCCAGTCATTGCTGTCATAGGTGTCATTGAATGTTATAGTTGTTTCATACTTTTTAACAGACGGAGCATAGGTATAGTTGGTTATGATTTCACCATTGACCAATATCAACAACTCATCCAGCACACTACCAGCATCAACTAGAGTATAGAATGCTGTATTAAAAGTAGACCCGCTGTAGATTGTTTCAAGGACTCGATATGCATTGCCTGAATACAGCACATAGCTACCTTTTGTGTAGGTTGTCAGTGGCTGCCAATTGACCGCGGTGATCACAGGAATAGTTAGGCTGTTGCCAACAAATTGTCCAGGGTAGCTTTCTTTGTACAGTTGGCTACCACCACCAACGCCGTAGACTTGAACGTCAATGATATCGCCATTGGCTGCTCCGCCAATCACTGTGACTGTGCGGTTTGGCCAGTCTACTGTGTATTGTGTTTCTGGAATCAATGAAACTCTGTTGGTAACATTGATCACTCTCACAGCCACAGCATGAGCCATGACATCACTGAAACTCACTGTATCAGTGCTGATGGTATAAGCAAGATTGATAGATCTAATGTTGAATCCATGCCCGTTGCCTTCCCAGTCTGCACCAGGACGTGTGTATACTCTAAAGTCCAAGGTGTCAAATGTTGATCCTGGCACTAATTCCTCTGGTGCATGGCTTGAATATGTGTCAATGAACTCACCGCCTTCGACATTGATATCTGTGGGCCTTGTGCCAAGATAGGTGTCAGTGAACTGGCTTTCGTAAATGACATCTAATATAGATTCAGCATAGGTTGGTTTGCCTTCTGGACCATAGTCAATGTTGTCATATGGGTTGATATCAAAGTTACCAACATCGTAGCCAGTATTTTGGGTAAACAATGGCCCAAATACCTGTACACCAGGGTAGTCAATGCCTGTGATGACTTGAGCCAGCTCACGTCCTGGTTCATTTGGACTAGGTGTGTACAAGCCAATCACACGATCAGCGGCATCTAAAGTAGACTCGTCTACTAGAGTGTACTCAGTTGGATCAAAAATTGTACCACTGTTGATGATTGAAAAGATAGCACTGTAAACGTTGTTTTGGAATCGTACCAATTGACCTGCATTGTATGCGGTGTTGGCTGTCCAATCTACTACCTGGCTGGTATAATTGTAACGATCATACTTGATAACTGTCAGGATGTTGCGAACTAGTTCATTGCCTAGTACCGGAACAACGCGAGCACCTGTGCCATTGCCGCCAGACACAGTCATGTTTGGGGTGACAATATATCCAGATCCTGGAGTGATTACTATGACTTCAACTAGTTGTCCGGCTGTGTTTACTCGCGCCACTGCTTTGGCACGCAGGCCAGCATAGCCCAGAGTTGCTGTTCCATCTGTTGCTGTGCCACTGGTAAAGGTTGGTCCAACTGTGCCTGTAACACCCGATTCAACCACAGTGTACAAATAATTTTGATGGAAAATTTGTTCGCCGGCTGTTACAGACATTGTTGGTAGCCATTCCATACCTACGGTAATCTGTGGTGGAACAGTGTATCCTGCCCCGGGTTCTATAACATCAGCGCCTTGTAGTTGTAGTGTGTAATTTTGATACCACTGGCTCCATGGCAATTGATACCATATTGGGTCACTGGATGGTACACTATTGCTGTACTTTGGAGGATCTGAATTGTCTAACGCAGGTGCTTCAAAGTTTTCCAAGCTGGTGTTGTAATAAGCTGGGCAATCAAAGTCTGTGACGTTGCCTTCATAGGTGTCAATACCTTCGTAACGAAGATTGAACTCTTTGATCTTGACGTGGTATGGCTTGACCTCTCTGATGTAATCCAACACAAAGTCCTGATTGTCTTGGCGGAAAATCTGGTACGGTAACAGATCACGGATCTTGTGATTGACATCAATCAAGCTGGTCTTAAACAACCAGTCTGGAGCAATCTGTTCTGTGAGTATGAATTCAAACACCAGCAACAGCAACGAATTGCGGAAGATGGCCAACTCATCAATCAATAATTGTTCATTGATGGCTTTGATAATTTGTCGTGTTTCTGTGCCAGGGAATTGATCAAAGTACTGACTGTCAAAGGTTTCAACGTCAAAGCCAAATCGTCCTGCTGTGTAATTCCAAATAGTTTCTTTGATTCTTACAGTGCCGTCTTCCAGCACCACGCGAATCCAAACGCCATCTAAGTACTGATAAATTTCAAACTTACCAAAACTGTTGCGTGTGACTTTGGCGCTGGAACCATTGGGTATTGTCAAGCGTAACAAATCATTGTAGGTAGCAACCTCGGCCACTGGTTTGATGCCGGCATTGTATCCTGGCTGTATCCAGTCAATGTATTCCCAATAGAGACGGGTGTCATAATTCTGTACACGGGTAAGCAATAACTCTTTGGGCGACCCTAGCAATGCACTGCCCAATACCACGGTATAGATAGTCCATAATCCATCATTGGTCGAGTCGGTGGCCACAAGATATTTGTATCCCACAGGTACTTCAGTGAGGTCTTGGAATGTGAGTTCTTGATATGTTAGTACTCGTTTGTTCCACTCACCTGACGCAGAAGTAGGCTCTGGCTCAGAACTGTTGAGCAATGCAAATGATCTACTGTCGCTCAATGGGTACTGTGCCATTATAGCATTGGCTCGTTCTAAATAGTTTTGCAAGGCCAAGAAACGATCAACAAAGAAACTTTGACGTGGACGGAATTGTACTCCATACAAATCAGCTGGGCTTAAATTTGGATCAGGAACCTTGTTGCCTAGAGTATCCTCGCCGCAGAATGAGTCCAGCATCTTGCGATACAGACCAGCGACCAAGAAACTGTCCGGGTTACGTGCGGCAATGAGATCGTATTCAACGTGAACATTGTCTGAGTTGGCAATTTTGTCAAACTCAATTTGCATTATGGTATCTTGTGCGCTGATATACTCTCTGCCATTGTAAATTGCTGTGGTACTTGGGCTTAAAAAGGCCACATATGAAATACCCGAACTGCGAGGATTTTCAATGTACTGTGCAATAGCTTGTACACTCAATGTCTTCTTGAGTCTGGATGCTACTTCTGGAATACCTTTGACCCAGAAGTAGTAACGAGCAACAAATGTTCCCAATGCATCTAGTTTGCTTGATATGGTATAGCTGGTAGTGCTGTAAACTGTGCCCGGTCCTTGATACTCCGCAGGCGGTGTTGGGCTTTCAACCCACTGGTACACATCCACAGTTGATCCTGGGAACAGTTGTCCCCAACGACGGCTAGCGTATTCAATGCTGTCTTGATGATAGTCTATGAATCTCACTGTTGAAAGATCCCACCAAATTTCTCCAAGGTGATTTTCTACCCAAGTATCGCCATAGTTGTTGATTTCGCCTGTGTTGTAGGCCGCAGGATCAAGTGCGCCTAGATAGTCAATGTTTTGTCGTGCCGCGCCAAGTATTTTACCTTGCAACGGATCAATAAAATCAAAGTATTGTGTGACTTTTGATTGTAGCTTGTCGTACATAAACACCGAGTTGACTAGGTTAACGTCAACAATAGGAGTCTGTCTGTAGACCACATTCCAAGTAGGAAGTCTGTTTACATTGTTAAGTTTGGCAACTTTTCCATAGTCTCCTACGCTGTCATTGAGATCGTCTTGTGGTGAACCAATGAGCATGATACCGTTGGAATAACTAACTGCTGTTCCAAATTCGTCAAGACTTGACAATGTTTCATCATAGATTTGTTGCCCAAATACAAATTTACTTGGATTGTATATCGAGCCGTTGGCTGAAGATAACAAATCGTAGGTATAAGCTACACCACTTTCATTAAGCGGATCAAAATATTCTGTGGCTTTACTGTCAAAATAAGTGGTGCCGCCATCAAAGGTTGTTGGTTTAAATGCGGTTCCTTGAGGAGCTCCAACAATCAATGTCAACGAATCATCGCTGATATCCAATGATGCTCCAAAGTGTGAATAGGCAATTTGTCCTGGTGCTTGAATAGTCTGAGCGTAGTATTGTGTTTCAAATCCAATGTCGTAGAATGCATTGCCAATGCCCGGTAACACAGTGAGTTGTGTGAATGGCACAGCCGCATCTGAATTAAGCACAGAAATTGTGAGATATCCGTTGCTGACCAAGGCCTGAGCATTTGGAATTTCAATAAGTCCAATGCTGTTGGGTTCAGAGGCTGTGTTGATTGCATCTGCATATAGCTCCAGCCAATTTGAGGCCGCCCAGTATGTGGTATCAGAAATGCTGATTGATACTGGCACCGCTCTCCGTGCTTTGTAAATTGTTGAATTGTAAATTACAAATGATCCTGCGGTCCAGGTCAATGCACTGTTCCATGTATCAGGCGTTGGAACTGCAATATCAACTTGATTGATTCTTATGGTATTGCCAGGAGTCAGTGTGGGTGTTTGGTTGACTCCAGTTATGGTTCCGTATAATCTGCTTTGATTGACAAATCTTTCTGCGCTGCCTGCTTCAGGAACCACAGAAGAATCATTGGGTTGTCCAATGTAAAGACTGCAATTAGTTGGACACTGATCAACGGCTGTTCCAAATACTGCACCGGCTTGTGGTGCATTTGATGCTATAGCCTGCATCAATTTGAAAGTGTTGGTTTCTATTTCGATGACATCGCCAACGTTCAACGGTGCTGTGATATTCACAGTGTTAGAATCTACTTCAGTGAATTGACCATTGTTATTAAATGCATCAGGTATCAAGAATGTAGCATTGACCTTGACTGTGGCAGGTCCGTTGAAATTTCGTAATGTTGAATATTGAGTTTGTGCGGTATCTGTTACTGTAAATCTTTCAACACTTCTGTCAATCTGATAAACTTGACCGGCTAACAATTTGCTATCAGCTGTGTCGTTTGGTGCTCCAATTACCAACTGACGTCCGTCTGTAGTGGAACCTATGCTGTGACCAAATCTTGCACCAACAGGCAAAGACCCACCAACTGTGGTGTTGTCAATATAATCAACATACTTGAAGTGTGTTGAGGAATTGACCAATACTGTTCCTGTGACTGCGCCTGAAACAAATGTGATTGTTTTGGTCGATGGATTAAATGTGTAATCCATGTTCGGACGTTGTAAAATACTGTTTACATAAACGCTGAAACTGTAGATATCATCTACAGTATAAAGATCTGTGAAACTAAATGTGGTAGTAGGTACTGTGGGGAAGAATGTTTTACTCAACAAACGTATGACACGTATTTTGTCATCAATGTTTGGTGCTGTTCCAAACATCACCGTTCCATCAACATAGTCAAAATCAACACCCAGTGTTTTGGGTATATTGTTTACAGTAACACCAATTTGTGTACCACCAATACCACCTGATGATGAATCGTCATCAACTATGATAACATCGGCAATGTAGAAGTCTGTGGTTTCGGCATCACCTACAAAGTTTTTAGTCTGCGATTGAACATCTATGCGGTTATACGCATAGACTCTATTTCCACCTGGTGCTCCAACATATAACCAACGCTCGTCACTGCTGATCTTTAGATCGTAACTGTATTCATCGTAATTAAAAATATTGATTGAAGAGTTAAGTGCAGGTGGAGTAGTAAACACCACAGTTGATCCAACAATGTTCCAATCTGTTCCGCGAACTTTAACCACATCGCTAACTACCACGCTGACCTTGGTTGGATCAGTCAAGGTAACTCCAGTTGGAGTATAGGTAAATGTTACTCCGTTGCCAGTGGCCTGATATAGTCTATAAGGAACTTCAGTGATCAATTGACTCAACAAGTAATCACCTGAACTAGAATTTCTATTGACTGTTATTGCATAGCCTTGCTTGGCCCAACTGTTGGCAGCACCAGCGGCGCCCCACTGATTTCCGCCTGATGTTACTGCGCTACCGAAGTTTTCAAAATTGCTGGCACCTGGAGACAACACCACAGTTTCTACATATTCTGTAATGCCACCTTTGGTGAATCCATAGATTGCTCCAACGTCGTTGTTGTACCCAGGTGCACCAACCAATGCGCCAAAGCCGCCAAATCCTTGAGTGATGGCGCTACCATACCTAGAATTCAACTCTGGTTCAAGAGGATTCAATGGAGGTGCAACAGTAAATGGATTTATTTTTTCGTAAACAACCCAATGGCCTGTACCGTCATTATCAACCCAAGCACGATTGCCTGGTAGTAAACTATTGGCATAGATCAGTGTTGAAACATCTGAAGCTTGTTTAACTCGCATGGTTTCAAGGACAAAACAAACTCCAATACCAGTGAGTTGAGTTACTGCACCTCCCAATGTCAAAGCAACTGTGATAGTGTCAAGTGATGGAACAGATAACACACGATAAGCACCATCAACGCCTTGGCCAAAGTATTTTACCACAATTTTTTGATTCTTTGTCAAACCGTGCTGGTTGGCAAATTTCAAAGTACTGGTTCCGTTGAGATTGTCTCGAACTTGTACAATGTTGTACAGAACAAGATTGTTTCTATAGATATTCCAGTCGTAATTGTTGTCTTTGGCCACCCACACGCTGGTGCCAACTGTGATATTTTCAATGTCTGCAATCAGCGCAGTGAGTTCGGTAAAATCAAATAATTTGATGTCAGCGTCATTCCAGTTGACATAACCTGCTGTTGGTAATTGCACATCTGTGGCATTTAAAAAAGTAGTTGGCAGTATGTCTGGCGATGTTATTGGATAACTTTCTTTCCAGAGATTGCTTACCAACACTGTTTGATCAGCAGTGCTAAACTGTTGAGGTTCAATCACTTGTATGGTTGAGGGATTTCCTTGCAACAGAGCTTGGTTAAGTCGCAGTTCATAGTAACTGCGGTTGGCGTTGGCGCCATACACAGCTCGCTGAATTGCCCAGTTTTCAAAGATTTCATATTCAGCAACTTCTTTACCAAGATTGGCTTTGGTGAATAAATCTGTGGCTTGTGTTGTACCTTTGATTCCCAGGAACTGTTGGTACAGTTGGACCTGACTGATGTCGTCAAGATTCAAATTCTGCATGTAACGTCGTGGACGGAATCCAATCAGTCCAAACGAAAACAAATCAGCATCTCGTTCAAGATTGGCCTGTTTGGTGTTGTAGAATCCACGCACTTGTTCTGCAGATGTTGCCGCGTTGGGCAACAGCCCTTTTTGTATTTCTGCGTAGTCACTCTTGAGCCAGAACTGGAAATCAAATTTTTCCTGCGGAGGAATAATTTTTACTGCTGACCAGTAGGCATCTTTGTACTTGACTATCTGTCCTTTGGTATAACTCTTGTTGGGTATCCAAGGCTGAATGTTATCTTGGTTAAGAATAAAGCCTTGTGCATCCAAGCTACCGTTCCAGTCATAGGTAGTGTACCCAGTAAACAACAATCTGCTCTGACGTGCTCCTGTGGTTGGATCGTAGATTAAGTCATTGAAAATACTGGTATTATCAAACACAATTAAATTTTCATAGGCAGTAAACTTGGCATTGAGATAACTGAATGTACTGTTATTAACTGCATTCAGTGTGAAATCATTTTCATATCTTTCAACCACATAATCTTGGCCTTGCAATGGTTGCTTGTTTTGATTGAGCAATATATCTTCTGGCGCTGTGATACTGAGAGGTTCGGCGATCAATCCAGGTTTGACAACGTTTAATACATTGGCCACAGGGTTGATATTGATCAAGCTACCCACTGCCCAGCCTTGCTGACTCCAGTAGATAAACTCTTGTGCCATTTGACTCCAGTTAAGAATACGATTTCGTTCTTGATCTTCAAAGGTCATGCCTTGTGCGTTCAAGAATGCACCGTAACTCAACAAGAAATCAACTACAGAATTTACACCCACAAATTCATAACCGTAGGGAACTTGAACCACTGTGTCGCTGTAATCGTTAGGAACTCGCACCACAGTGTCATTCACAGTGATGGTTCTATAATTGCCGTTGGGTATGCTGGCTCTTATTTCAAAATAAGGTTTGGTAGTGCTATATCCATATACTGTGTAGCCTAACTCTGATTTCTGTATAATCACCGAACTCCAGGTCAAAGAAGCAATGGTTGGATTTTTATACAGCAAGAGCTGATAGCTTTCGTCGGGCAATAGCAAACTGGTATTCAAGCTGTTGGGGCTTGATTTTTCAGTAAAGATCTTAATGTATTGTTTGTCAGAGAATGCTGCCATTCGATAGCAAAGACGTACATCTATATTAACTAAAATTTCGCTCAATGCTGTGGTGGTTTCTTTTCCAATGACCTTGTTGTAATCAACGATCCAATTTAGATAACTGTGCTTGGGTTCGCCAGCGCCATACACAGTGATCTGTCCAGCACCGGCTGGGGATCGAGATCTTCCACCATAGACCCATTGTCCAAGTTCTTGGTTGAACCGATAGGTATCTCTATCAGCAAAGTATGTAAAATACTTGGCTGGTTTAGTCAAGGCCAGTAATCGTTGTACAGCAAACGGCCATGCACTGGAAGTGCGCCATGCATTTTCAGTTGGACCGTCATCGCCCACTGTCCAACTCTTACGGAAACTGCCTGGATCGTATTCGCCAACCATGACTGCATATGGTGGCAACAAATTGCCTTCGCTGTCACTTGGAATAACGTTTGTCAATCCTGGACGACGATACTTTGGTATGATATATGGAACCAATGGGTCCATCACTCGGCCAGCTTCTAGGTCTTCCCACAACACCATGTTGCCTGATGTATATGGAGCTGGACCATATTCTTGTTCCCACCATGTTGGTCGCTCACTGAAGCCCAGCATTTCCCAAGGACGAGTGTTGGGCGCATCAGTGTCATAGAAATAATTGTAAATGCCGCGCCAGGCGCCCAACAATGTTTCGTTGTTGAGTTTGTTCAAACTTGAACTATAGTTCCAAGTAAACTGATTGGTAGGAATGTAATCCTGATCTTTGTAAGGCAACTTGTTAGCACCAACCCAGGCCAAGAAACTTGTGCCCATGATTGTGGTAATTTCTTCCTGTGTGTAATCTGTAGTACGGAATTGTCCCGGAGCTACATCAGTGTAGGTCAGCGGAATATCTAACCGTTCTACCTTGAGATTATCGTAGATGCGCTTTTCAAATTCCAACAAGATATCATCGCGAATATCTTGATAGGCCACAGTGATGCTACCATCATGTCCACGTATGACTTCGGTTGGCGTTACGTAGGTAGTGTCTAGATATATCTCTGGTATGAATGCAGGATACATTCCCATCTTGGTTGGGGTAGTAGGCACATAGTTGCCAATGGTGTTTTCGTATTCTCTAATGACAACAACGTCTCCCACTGCCAGTGGAACCAAAATAGTTACTCGAGCTCCGTCGGTGGCTACTTCGTATTCTATCGAATCACCAAGCAATAGTTCATTGTTTAGATAAACTAAAATAGCTTGATAGTTGGCAGAAGTAAGATCGTATGTGTACAGAGTATCAAATGTGTCTGTGGTAATAGGAGTAACTGTATAAGTGGTTTGTTTATAAGTTTCTCCAGTGGGCAACATGTCGCTCCAGTAGAACGGAGAGAGCTCAGTTTTACCAAAGTTAATCTGTGTTACGCAGGCATCCAGTATTTCGGCCACAGTCATATTTTGGAAATCATTCTTGATCACTGTGTCAACCAATAGATTCTTAAACTTTTGATATTGGTATGATGTGAATTCCAAAGACTGGAAAAAATCGTATTCTGTGTTGTTGGCAAATAATGCTGGCAACAACACAGGTGCGCTGTTTTGTATGATCTGATCGCCATAGGGGATGAGATTGCCAAGATCGCGTGTGTTGTTGATTCCGTTGATCTCTCCACTGAATGTGCGTAAATTCTGACAGATACCATTGTAATAGTTTCTTGCGGTGCCCAACGTCACTGTGGTGACTTGATCATTGAGCGGATTATTTTCAAGATTCAATGGCACTGTATAAAAACCAGTGGGGCTGGCTACATCACTGACCACTGTGACTTCAATGCTGGAGTCAAGCGCAGGCGGATTTATAAAAGTAATAACTGTGCTGTTGTTTGCCTGCACTTCATAGGTATAATTTTCTGTGGTAAGGAACACAGCATTGACATAAACTTTGACCGGAATAGTAGTGCTGTCTTCCTTGACAGGAATATCAATGACCAGCGGAACACCAGTATAGGTAAAAGAAAAGCTCTGGCGAGATACCACAGTGGTATCAGCTGTTTCCCAACCAATGCGTCGTTTGAAATTTACACGGTCTAGATATTGACGCACAAAACCATTGCCAATGGATTCCTCAATACTAATAGTGTCTTCAACATACACAAAAGTATCAATGTAAAGATTGTTATCAAATACAATATCGCCTACGTTGTTGATGGTAAGATATTTGAGCGGTTGTCCAATAACTTTGTCTGTGACACCTTCGCCGGGTGCGTAACTAAACAGCTTGGTTCCGCGGAAAGACGTACTAGGATAAACTAACGGATTACCAAAACTAAACCCATTGCCATCATAAACATCATACAACGGTGGTTGGTTTACTCCTGTTTTTTCCTGTGCCTCAACCCAGGTTTCACTGTTGAACCAAAAACTCTTTCCTTGCAAAGTAATACCACTCAGACACACTGTCACAACATCATAAGGAGAATCAGGTGTGTTAAGGTCTGCCGGTGACAAGTCAATGACTGGAGTAGCGCCTGGCGATGGCTGTATGAAAGTTACTTCATAGATTTTATTTCTAACTTCTGGATCTCGATCTGCGGCAAAGATCACACGAGAACCGGTGGCAAACGAATAGCCATCAACGCTGTAGCCAATGCTGCCATTGATATTGGTCAGCGCATCAGTTTCACGGAAATCAATGATGTTGATTGGCTCAATGCCTTGCGTTCCAAAATCAAAAAGTTTAAGATCAGGTACAAATTCTAAGATTGGTCGTTTGGCCCGAGCATTGTTGTCAAGAAACGGTACAGTGTTATTGTACTGTGCAGTGGCATTGATAATGTCCACGTGGAACCAGCGATTGCTTCTAGTCCAAGCATTTAAATTTTTACTGGCTCGATTGATGGTTATGTAATCTTGATCTACTGGCGCATTCAATGTGTCATCAAACGGAGTTGCATCGTAGGGCACTGAGTCATAGGGAACTGTGCTGGAACGAGTGTATGTTTCTGGAGTTATCAAACTTCTTACAGGAATCAACTCAATGGCAGTTCCTACACCTTCCACATAGTACTCTTGCTGTTCGTAGCTGGACGGAATTGTTGTTCCTTGGAATTGGATTTTCAATCCGTTGGAAAACGTTACTCCATTGGGGCTTGTGTAATTTTTTTGACCAATGATTTCATCAATGTCTATTACTTGATCTCCGGATTGATCTACCAGTCTAATAATACCAAACAGTGCTGGATTATTGGCATCTTGGTAGTATAAAACATCAAGATCTGCTGTGATCAATGGAATTTGTTCAAATAGCCCACCAGCATTTTTATAAAAGCTAATGTTGGCATATTGGTTACCATACAAGGTCAGCAGTCGGCTGAGATTGGGCACTGGTCGGTCCACAGTGAGTTTGATATAGGGATTCAGTGGATCGTCATCGTAGACATAGTTGATGCGCCACACGCTGTAGCGTTGACTGTCCAGAGAAATTTCAACAGTTTCATCAAACAATGTGGTATCGTAGGCTTGACCAGCACTGTCAAACAAGCCGCTGTAAAACCATCCAGCATTGGTTAAGAAAATTACAGTACGACCGTCAAGGTCTTTGACTCCGTCAATGCCACCATATTGTTCAATAAACTCGCTGACATAGATGTTGTTGATTTCATCAAACTGTATGCTGGTAGCAAAATCAACTTGACCGCTGTCAGCAAGTTGATAATAAAAGTTTTGAGCATTTTTAGCAGGAACATTAAAAGTAATGGTTCCGTTGTCATCGCCGTTGTTGATTACGCCCAGTACCTCTCGGCTGCTTTGATTTGGAGTTTGTGGCAGCACACCTGATACGCCAGGAACTGCTTGTATCCAGAAGTTGTGTCCAGTTTGTTGTACGTTAAAATCATAGGTTCCCTGGCGAACCAAAGTAATAGTTGGATTTGTGCCAGCAACACCGCTGAACGTATAATTTGTGGCATTGCGAGTCACAGTAAAATCATCTGTCAACGGCACAATGGCTGCAGATACGTCTACAGAATCAGGACCGCCTGGCAACCAATAATACTGACTGAAGTTGATAAATTTGTCTAGGTCAACAAAGGGATCCCAACTGTAATATTCACTTTCCCACAGACGATCTTGACGTGTTGTTGCGCCGCCTTTGACCTTGATGGAATCGACTAGGCCAGGATAAGTTACCGCTGTTTCAACTGTGTTGGTGTTGGGCTTGAGAAATACCACGCCAGGTTCGAGCTGATAATCAGTTCTAGTCTTTGTGGGTTCAAGTACATAGTTTTCTTTGGGATTGACACCTGGGCCAACACGACGGCCAATGAACCCTTGTGTGGGTTTGAGCTTGGGATCCTGAACCAGTTGATCCAATGTAGCAGACAGAAACTGTCTGTTGGTCGGTGTGCGGAAAATCTCTGGTAGAAAATCTACTGTACGAATTCTTGTTTGTGCCATTGTTATACTACCCCGCTATTTGGTGCGGTTCTTAATTCACTGCTGGTCAATGCATCAATGACTTCAATGTCGTTGACCGTGGCTGCATTTACAAATATCTCGTTGGGTTGGCAACGTATTTCATACAAGTCGCCAAAACTCTTCAGCGGATCTTGTGGCACCAGTACCACTGTGGAGATAATATCACCTAACTCTTTGTGCAAGTAGGCTGCCAATTCTGAGAAGAAGAATGTAAGCCCAAAGTCCCATTTGTCAATGGTAAAATATTCGTTGACGGCAGCAACCATGCGACTCTTGATTTCGCTGACGCTTACAACCGACGCTGAACTGCGCACAACTTTGAGAGTGGCACGTAGTTCGGGCGAAGACTTGGCACCGAACAAGGGTTTGAACACCACTGAATTTAGAATCACGTTGTCTGATATCATCTTATATTTTTGAAGACTGTTATATGCTGTACCTAATTCGTCAATGGTTGGAGGTGATGGCATTGGTACAGTGCCAGTTGAATCTTTGATGTAATTCTGATAGGAATTATAGTAAGCTGAAGTGACCAAGTAGATATCAATGATGTTGGATGATCCTGGATCGATACGTCTGTTCAATGGAGCATTGTGTCTGTATTGGAAATACAAATCTTGACGGCCGACTCGTGCAACAAGTCCTTCAACTTGTGTAAGAGTTCTCACACCATTAAAGGCAATGTCAAGTTCATAGAATACCAAGTCATCATAGGCATAGAAATACTGGCCATCTGAGTATTCAGCTTTGGCCAATTCAATTTGATCCAATGTGGCATAATCACTGATTACTTGTCCTTTGTTTAAAGGCAAGTAACGTTCAAGATTGTCAAAGTCAACTGTTTGTTGGAAGAAAACATACTTGGTTGTGGGATTTATTTCTGGAGCTACCAAAGTTTCAAAATAATCTGGATCGTCGGCTACACCATCGTTGTCAAAATCTTTAAAACTAATCTGCACCTGGAAATCATCAATGTATCCATCTGATTGTATGGGTTGACCGATGATGTCCATTATAACATCGTTGTTCAACGGCAATGATACATCAGGTAAGTTATTGGTTTTGAGACAGTTGATAAAATCATTGATCACAGAACCTGTGCGAGGATCATACACTGCCTGCGATCCGTCATAGAAGAAACGAGTTTGCAATACACTGCCCCAAAATCTTTGCAGAGCACGGTATGACACTGTGTATGTAACGCCATCTGTTTCAAACGCTACTAGCCAGGAATTATCAAGTCCTTGACCTGACTGATCTTGTGCATTGGCCAAACTAAACGTAGTTGCAGGATTGAGATTTTGGCTGGTAATTAGGTACCAGGTACCTGTGAGATTGTCAAACCCAATACCAAAATTTCTATAGAGTTCAATTTGATCAATCATTGACTGTTCAAGTGTGGTTGGCAAGTCTGTGATAAACTTGGGTATCACTTGTGTAGGTATGGCACCTGTTGGGATAAAGTTGTTTAACACCACAGGACCTTGACCGTTGGCCAAGTTTCCTGTGCCAAAATTAGTACCATCCAGTATCAAAGCACTGACTGTGGCCCATAACACTATCTTATCATTGGGCAATACAGGAACACCTAATTTAAGTCGGTTATTGGCGTCGAAGTAGTAGCCAGCAGGCGGAACAAATTTGATCAAAGATCCTTGTGTCATGTATTTTTTGTTGTCACTGGTTTGAGGACCAATGGGTGCTGGTGCGCCAGACGCAATAAATTCAAAGTAGCCAGTGGTTTCGTTCAGTGCTGTGGTACTTTGTTGCCACTTGATACCAATGGGGATCAAACTAGGGCGTAGGAAATTTTGATAATAGAATTCCAACATTCCACGACTGGACAGTGCAGGTTCAACTGCATTGACAATGATGTTGGATATGTCATTTTTGTCAACGAATGTAAAAGTAAAACTTGGGCTGGCTGTATTTTCCCAGATCAGGCCATCACTGGCAAAAATGTTGGTTGAGGAATATTTTCCTGTGATGTCAACCAGGTCAAGGTAACGGCTAGTACCAATGGAACTGCGGTTGACTGCCTTTGATTTGATGATTGTACCAAACAGGGTATAAGGAAAATTGTTGTAATCTTCGCCATTGACCATGCGGTTTTGTGTGTAGTATCGAGCAGGTGCACGACTCTTGATGTCTGCCAGGCTTTCTCTAGAAGCCGCATTGGAAACTGGCTGACTGAGGCCACAAGTAAATGTAATGGTTTCAAGACGACCAGTGCGGCTTACATAACCAATGCTGATCTGTATGGCTTGCATTTCTTCAGGGTTGATGATGTATTGCAGACCGTTGGAGGCACGCACATAAGAACGGAATGTGCCCACAGGAATTTCTGTAAACACTCCATCACCAAAGTTTAAATTGATCTGATCATTGGTTCTCGATGTCACTGCAAAGAATTTACGTGCATCGGGAGCCAGTTGCTCAACCGCCGCTGAATACAAGCTGGGCACTTTGTCCCATTCAAATTGTATGTTGCCTACATCATCTAGCTGATACAGCCAAACGTCGTCATTGTTGATGCCTTCAATGTTTACAGCCACAACACGATTGGAAATGCGCTCGCCAAGATTAAAGTCTTGATTTTGTAGTGTACCTTGTTTGAAGTAGAAAAAGAATCCTGTATTGGGACTACCGTAGCCCAAGCGATCGGTACGGAACAACACATTAAAAATACCCGATGGGCGCGGTGCAGGCTCGTAGACATAGTCTTCATTTTGAAATGTTGAGCTTACAGCTTCAAATGTCATTGAAGTTCCATCCACTGTGGCAGTAAATGGTACCACTGGCAAATAGCCCGGAACTAAATTCAAACTGTATTCTTGTGTTTCTACTCCAAGAATGTTTTTAGTAGCGCCTGGTTTACCAAATCTTTGGCTGTCAACCAAGGCAGCATTGAGGATGACTGTGAACTGTTCTTGCCAGTTGGCGTTGGTCACATCATTCCAGTTTACTGTGATACCGCTGAGATTCTGACCGTTGAAGTCTATCACATTCTCTGTGGTTGATACGTTGAATACTTTGAGATAACCCTGCGCTTCTTGGTTACGTTTTGGAGTATAGCTAACCAGGTTAGCCAACTGCACAACACTATCTCTACGTTCTGCTGTGTCTAAGAAATTTTCACGGATGTTTAAGTCATTGCGGAAGGACAGCGACTGTCCCATAAATGCCATGACATCCAGCAAGGCCACAAATTCGCTGGACTCAATGTAGTCGTTGAAGTTTTCTGGATAATATATCCGAATGTAGTCAATGAAGCTCTTGCGTAGCGTTTCAAAGTCGTAGCTTTGAAAGTCAGCTTCGCGGTAAGTCTGGTAGATTCTCTTCCAGTCCTCTACTCCAAATATCGCAGTTTGTCTTGTAGTCTTGGCCATAATACCTTCCGTAAAGTATTTATGGTTTCAATTAACGGCTCAGTTTTAGATGTAGCTGGCGTTGCGTGTTTGTTGATCAAAAAATACACTCAGTCGTTCAGCATTGGTGCCTTGTACAGTCTGTATTTCTAGTTCAACTAGGATGCCATTGACTTGCGGATAAGCGTCGGCCTTGGTAAGGTATATGCGTGGATCTTGCCCTACAATGCGTTGCATCTCTTCAATGACCAGGCTGGCTGTTTGTTCTGTTTGTGGTTCAAACAGCAAATTCCACATTGTGGTTCCTACGTCAGGCCGACCCACTTTTTCGCCTTGGCGAATATTGAAATAATTCAGCAGGTCACGCTTGATTAACTCAAAATCCACAAGTGTAAACTTTTTGTACTGGTTAATAGTGTTAAATCCAATGAATGTTGGCATAGTGATGTATTTAAATGAAAAGTTGATTTCTTATGTCTGCTTGTTGAGCTCTAAGATCTTCTAAAATTTGGTACAAATCTGCTCGTCTTTGTGAAAGAGCCACTGCCGCTTGTCGCTGACCCGTTTCTGCAATAGTAGTATCCAATGTAGCAATAGCGGACTGTGTGGACGATATTTCTTGTGTGATTTGAAATAGCTGAGCTTCCAGCAATGCCGTGGCAGATCCTTCAATGTTATTAACCGATACTCCACTGTAATCTGGGGTAGTAACTTTATCATTGCCAATAATAGCTCTAACCGCATCGTCAACACTGCCTCTGCTGACCGTCACAGTAGACCCTGGCTGCACTGTACTAAATCCTTTGACGGCGTCGCTGACTTTCTGATTGCTAAATTCCACAGCATATTGTGCGCCACGTGCCAACTTGTTGATACTTTGTACCAATGGAGTATTGCCCAATGTGCCTTGTATCCAAGACTGCACTGTGTTGGCTCCGTATCTTGATCCAGACTGTACCAAACCAGCCAATTGAGCAGGATTTTCATTGCCTGTGACAACTCCAATGGATCTAAGTGCTTGCAATGATGACTGATACAAGTCTGTTTGAACCGTGGTTTGTAATTTTTTATCATTTAACAGTGCGCTGACATCAGTTACTCCAGATTTTCCAGTCCACACAGCAGGACTGAGCAAAACTTCAGTGTTGGTGGCAGTTCCATCACTGAGGTAAAACTCAACTGTGCCTGGTTTAAGATATCCAGCTTCTTCTAGTTGTGCTGGAGTTAGTTTGTACTCACCAACACCTTCGTCACTGATTACATCTGTATTTTGTCCAAATTCTGTTTTGGCCTGAGCCAACATACCTGTGACTTGTTCTGGCTCTATAGATCCCACATTGGTTTCTGCTGGCTCTTGAGTTTCATATTGTTCAGCATCTATGGGAGTAAACTCAGTGTCTTGTATCTCTACGTATTTGGCTGTGACTTGTGGAGATACTTCGGCAGTGGGCTCTGCTGTTTGCAAGGACGTAGTGGCAGAAATTCCTCTGCCATGATAGGGATAAGGCTCGTGAGTAGGAGCTCGAGTAACTATGGTCTGCAAGGCCCCTTGCTGTACTACCCATCCTATGTTGGTTTCAAATTTAACATCAGGAAGACTTTGCTTTACTATATTACTTGGTTTGGGTACATCGGGTGCGTCACCACTGTTTAGTGCAATACAACCTGCTGACAGAGACATCTGACTTCCGCCGTTGAACGTGCCACTTTTGCTGGCTTTGAGGCTTAGGGTTCCGTCACTCTTTATGCCAACATAACTGTCACTGTAAAGTAACATGGCTTTGGAGGCATTTATTTGTGCCAGTTCAGCTTCAATGGCCACTGACTTTTCTCCACGAATGTTTACAGATCCTTTGGCATTCATGCTGATGTTTCGATCAGCGTGTAAATTGATATCGCCGCCACTGCGTAGATTGATGGAATTGGTTGAATATACGTCCACTGTGCCTTGACTGCCAAACTCCATCCAGGTCTGCCCATTGGCATGTATGATGTAAAAACAATCGCCTGAATCACTCATTGTGATCTGGTGACCTTTGGAGGTACGGATTCGTACCAGTTGATCTGCACCGGCAAGATCACCGTCATCCATGACAAAACTATGTCCGCCACGACGTGCTATCACAGTGGCATCCTGTGGTTGTACTGCACCTGCTTCTAGTCTTTGTTTAACGTCTTGGTCGCTCATGCCACCAAGATAGATAGGTCGCCCTGGTGTGGAAATACCATAGGCCGCGCTGGGGCTTTCACGTTGTGCATTTGATCCAATGGGACCACGCACAGGATCTTTGATCAAGCCCTGCTGTAACAGCACAGCCGATACCACACTATGCACAGGTTTTTTACTGTCAAAGAATCTAGGATTTTCATCCAGTGTTTTATTATTAACGTTGAGTTCAACCACTGGTAGTTGTGGTGCACCTTGAAAATACGGTGCTTGAGCATTGTTGTCTAATTTGTAATTGCGTGTGGCGCCAATGGCTGGCAACATGTGTGTCACGCCTGGATCAATCACTGCACCAAGATAATATCCATAGTTTGAATCACCAGATGCAAAGAAGCAAACCAGGGTTGTTCCAATGTCTGGTGGAGTAAACCACATACCATAACTTTGTTTGTTGAGTACATAGCCACCTTCGCCAGTTTCTTGATCCACCGGAGGATTGGTTGCACCATAGAAAGGACTTACTGGTGCAACTGTGCGCCACAGATCTGGATTGGTTTTGTCTGGTCCTGCAAAGTCTTCAATCCAAACTTTGACTCGGCCGCTTCGTGTGTTGTCAACCACTTGGCGCACTTCGCCAATATACATGCCCACCTGTGTGGGTGCATTGCCTCGATCTAGTTTGTAGGCACCGGGTACTCCCGAAGTCCGTTGTATGCTTTCTGCCATCTATATCCTCTTATGGTGCTATAATATCACTGATCTGGGCCGCATCATCTCCGGGTGCAGACCCATTTCTACCTCTGGGCTGGCTGGCCACTGCTGTTCCTTGCGCTGCCAGTATAGCGGCTCCATCGGTACTGCCCATTGGATCTGTATATAACGGAGCTGCCGGAGTGGCAGTACGAAATTGGTCGCGGCGTGCGGCAATTGCGTTGTCTACTCGTCTTATATCTGCCTGTTGTCCTGTTCTTACATCTGCTTGCTGTGCTGTTGCCACAGTGGTAGCTATGACCTGAGATCCCGACTGCTTGGCTAGATCTTGTGCTGTAAGATCAGCAGTTTTGGCATTGAAGTTTCTTATGGTACCTGCTAACTTTTGTGTAAACTTACCTTGTCTAAACGTACTTTGCACAACGTTTGCCGCAAACACTGTACTGAGTGAAGCTAAATTGGTTTCGCCGGTGGCTTGACTGTAGGCTTGATTTTTGGCATTGACTTCTGCCAACCCTGTGTTAATGTTGTAGTCTGCCACAGGGTTGATGCGTATTTCATACAACACTTCGCTGGCATCTGAATTTACTGACCCATCGGGCATAAACGGTTTGAGATCTACACCTCGATTATAGAATACATCACTTTGTTGTAACCAGTCTGGATCCCCTATAATGGTCAGCTGAGCTTTTTGTATATCTTGATCACTGTAGAGTCGTTCGGCTAACTGTGCGGCAGGAGTGGTAGTATCGCCTGTGCCACCTGTGCCTTCTGAATTGGGTTTGGTTTGAAAATATCTTTTTTCATATAGCCTACCATCAGATGTATAGTCATTCAAAGTTGACCCGCCTTGGCTATTGCCAAATGTCATAACATAATTGTATTCAACATTGATATCTAGGTCAATTACTTCATTGTTTTGTCCTGTAAACCAGTAGTTATAAATTTTGTGTGCTCCTCGATAGCGCGATTGCGGAAATACTGGAACTCGAGGATCATTGATCTGATATCTACTAACTGTGTACGTGGTTTTATAAGCAATAGTCCTGCGGATATTATCGTAGCCAATGGGTGTAACTCTACTTCGTATACGATACCATTGTACGGTTTGCACTGGTGTTTGTGTTTTGGGCTTTAAGGTGATTTCGTCAAATATAACATTTTGTTGGCTGGTGATATAACTGCTGTTGCGCATGACTAGATCAATAAGTTGAACTATTTGGGTACCTCTGGTCACCGACCAATTTTTACTTTGATTATCGTAGCGTGTTTTATTAGGCAACAAGGCCTCTGCCGCTGTGGTGGCTACAGGCATGGTTGATCGTAGTTTGTCTTGTTTGCCAGGTCTTGCCATCTTGGCATCTACCAACCCAGGAACATTTTCTAGTATGATCTCATATTGGTCAGCAATTTCTTGCTGACCTGTGCTTACCAATTCGAGCTGATGCTGGTTAAGTGCTTCGCACAAACCTTGTGTATACGTTTTGGCATTGCTCAAAGAAGATGCTTTGGGAGGTGCGCTGCCATTGACTCCAGGGTCGTAGAGTTCGCCTGTTTCAGGATTTCGTCTCAATGAGGATGCTGACCCATCTTCGGCATACACAGGAATACCAACAGTATTGCCTGCCGCATCAACTCCTGTGGCAGCGTTGTATCCTACCACTGCACGACCATTGAGCAAAGTTTTGACGTCTGGAGCAGACAATTCAAAATCAAAAGGAATCGTGGCAGTCATGTCACTGAATGCAATATTGGTTTGTGGGACTGTGGCTTCCACTCGATACTCTACTGTTTTTGCAGAAAGTTTGTATTTTATATTGGATATTTGAAACGGAAACCACTTCTCTAATACTGCATTGGTGTCACTGCCAACTTCGGTGATACCTAACTGGCTGCCGTTTATTAGTTTACCTTCTGCGTCATAGCCATAGAATCTAACAACCATGAGAAAATTCTGGTTGGCTTCACTCACTGTGGGACTTTTTGCGGCTTGATGTTCTTTGACTGCTTTTCGTATGCGCTCAATGAATGTTACTCCAGTGGGTTCTACCACGGTGAATTTCATAGTCAGGGCATTGTGTGCTCTAGTACCACTCTGAGTACCAATGGAGCTATCAATGACCAGATCATCAAGATAAAAATCCACATCAAAATATTTGTTTCTTTGTCCGCTACCAAATCCTAGGCCTTTGTCAATGCCGCCACTTTGAATGATTAACTGTTGTGTGGGCAAAACTTTTCTCTGGCTGATCAGCAAGCGTTGATATTCTTCTATATTCATGATATAGATGCTGATAGTGTATGTCATTGATGCCAGCTTGGCCAAAGGATTGGGCTGTGATACGATTGGGGCCAAAAACTCAGGAGCAATTTGCGGGCGGCCGCCTTCGGCCACAGTGGCGCCTATCACAGCCGATGCTTGATCTCTGTTGTCGTCATTGGGGGCAAAAGGGCCGTTGTTTTGAGTTTGCACCAACGATCTAGTGACGCGATCGCCACCCACCACAGATGCTCCTTCAACGTTGCCAAGATCTTCATTGTTTTCCAATGGTGGTTGCTGTGCATTGGTTTCTGAGGAAACCTGGTTGGGATTAGGAAGAGGATTGCCGTCGTCATCGTTGACAATCAAAGGTGGTGGCGGATTTGACACAACTGCATCTTCACTGCGAGCTTGCCTGTCCACAATTACTTCTTCGCCAGCTGACACTCCTGGCGTAGTTGGAGTATTGTTTGCTTCGTTGTAACGAGTTTGTGTTAGCTGATTGATCAGTCTTTGTGACGAAGCTCTAATAGAACCTATACCATCTTGAATACTTTTTTGTATAGCAGTAAAAGTCTGTACCAACTGTCGTTCTGGTTCCACGGTGGCTTGTCGAGCCATATCGCTGATTTCAGAACCTGCTTTAGAGTTATTGGTTTGTGCTAGGCCAAGAAATGTATTGACTTGACCATAGAGATTTTCTGATCGAGGTACGTTTTGTACAGCCACAGATGCTGCCAATTCTCCATCAAGATTTTGTGCAGTGGATAACTGTATTTGAGCCAGATTAAGATACTTGTCTGCCTCTCGTTGACTTGTTAAAAAAGTTTGCGCCATGTGTTAGAATCCCAGGGCGGCTTTTAATGTATCAATTTTGGGAATGTAGATTTGTACACCATCTCGAAAACTGCCCAATGGATCTGTCAGTGTGTTGGGGTTGCGTTGAGCAAATACCCACCATAGGCCAGCATCACCATACAAGTCATAGGCCAGTAAGTCTGGTCGGAGATTATAGGTAGTGTTGATTTTAAACAAAATATCGTCGGCCTGTTTTGGAATAGGACGATTGGTCATAAACCCAAGATAGATATTATTTTTGGGTGTGCTAAAATATGCACTGGTTGGGGCATAGACGGCCATTACCAGAACCCTCCTTTTAATAAGTTGCCATTGGCGTATTTTTCAAGGCTGAACTGTTGGCTGACCTGACTGCGTGTAGGCATTGGTAACAATGTTATGGCTATACTGATTTTGGTTGGCACATAGGTTGGAGAATTTAATCCAAGGTTGGGAGGCGAAGGTGGAATATTCATACCGCCTTGTGGTAAGTTTGCTCCTGTGAGTCGACTCCATATACTGCTGAGACTATAACTAGCTGTAGTTGTACTGGACAATGTTCTACGGAACATGAGTCCGTTGCCACCTTGTGTCACACCTGCTGATGTTGATTGGCGGCCACGAGCACGAATATAATCCACATCGCTGGGCAAGTTATAGTTAAACTGCGATACCACACAAGGATGTTCATTGAACTGGAATTCGCCAAGTCCCGAAAGAAAAACCAATGGAGGCGGTGCACCGCGATTCTTGTCCTGTCCGTAGAACATCTTGGTACAGGATCTTAAAAAATGTATTGTGGCCAACAGATAGTCTGCTTCTGTAGAGTCTTGTGCTGTGAAGTCACAGTTGAGAACTATTTCTCCAACTTTACTGCCTTTGTAAAAATATGCTCGATAGTTAGAATGTACCAGGTCTGTGGGATTATAATCTGCCGAGTAGGTCATGTCTATGCGAGGAGTGTATGGAAACACCACCCCGTCGGTGTTTCGCAGTGGCTCCATGATACCAGCTGAATTTATGCCTGGAGTTTTGTAAAGATAATTTGCACCAGGGGCTAAACGTAATCTTACTCGCCAGTCTCCATCTCCTACTGCTTTGCCGCTGGCTTTGCGTAAGGCAGAAACAGATGCTTGCTGACGTGCTTGATCCAACAAGGCTTGAGCACGTGATTGTTCAGCTGAGTATGCTGTGGCTGGTTCAACAAAGTCGCCACCAACATACACAGGGTTATTATTTTCATCAAGGGTATAGCCAGGTAATAAGAATCCGTTGTCGTCGTAGGCCACACCAAAGTTACGTGCAGCCAAGCCACCATAGCCCGGATCGCCTACGGAAAGATTTTGAGCGTCAAGAATAGCTTGTTGTTCAGTGAGGCCAGTCTGAACTGGCAATCCTGTGGCCAAATTAACAACGTCCCACTTGCCTGTTTCTGGATCATACGATGCTACAAAGTCGCCGCCCACTGTTTGTGGGAAAGTGTTTTGTGGCACCGGTGCAACGACTTGAGTATTGCCTTGGTTAATTACATAAGGATTTGTGGCTGGTCTCAACAGTCCGTCGGGGCCATACACAAATTGATTGGCGGTATCTACTCCTGCTTCATCAAATTGAACTGACGCAACTGTTGGGTCAGGAGGATCTGTGACCACTGTTGGAGTTCTAACAATTGGTGGAGGAGTTATTGATGGAGGTGTACCTGTGCTGACCTGTGGGTCTGGAGGATTGGTCACTGTGCCCGAGTTCACTAGATCAACATTTAGTAGATAAATTTGACCGTTGAGCACATTGATCTGTTGTTGTACTGCCTTGGCTTCTGCTGAACCAGAAGGCAAGGAATCGAGGCTATTTTCTAGTCCTCGAACTGTGACTTCTTTTGAATTGATCTGTGCTTGTATCTGTGCTGTTGAGGCCATAGTTATTCCCTTGTTGTATTTACCGTAGGCAAAAACGGCTAAGTTAATCCAACAAAAGGTTTGACAAAGGACGAGAGTGTTGTATAATAACTACAATATAGGAGAAGTTCAACTCATGGCTACAACAGCTACGCCCACACCAAAAAAAGTCAATTATCTCAACAATAGAGATATTTTAAAAGAAATACACCTAAGCAAGAACACATACTGTTCATATCGAGATCGTGTTATTGATCATCAATACGACATAATTTTGCCCAGTTTAGAAAAAATCAATCAGCGTACCGTTGCTGAAGCACGACGCAATCGTGCTGATCGTATCAAGCGAGAAACTGGCGAAGTTGTCAATGACAAAAAAATTCCGCACACAGATCTGGTGTTTCGCATCACTTGCTGGGATCACATACCCATGGCTCCCAAGAAACAAACCAAAGCGCAGGCTAAAAAAAGCAAGATGGAAGAGCTGTTAGAGCTTGATGACACCGCAGAATCCGACGGATTAGAGGAGCTGGTAGAAGTTCCTGTGCTGGATATGAACTACGTGAGATTGAACTTTCCTCCCTTCTATCACTACCGTTTAGACGAAAATAAAGAGCCTTTTTTGGTGGGTAAATCGCACTGGAAGGGTGCCTTAGACACAGGCGAATTCAGCAAAGATCATGGCAAAATGACCAATAAATTGGCCACAATGTTTATTAAGTTATGCGAAAGATATGCTACAAGGAGTAACTGGCGTGGATACACATACAACGAAGAAATGCGGGGACAAGCCCTGCTACAGCTCAGTCAAATTGGACTGCAATTTGATGAGTCAAAATCGCAGAACCCTTTTGCGTATTATACTGCCGCTATCACTAATAGCTTCACTCGTGTGTTGAACATTGAGAAAAAGATGCAAAACATACGCGACGACATACTAGAAATAAACGGACTCAATCCTAGTTGGACACGTCAATTTTCCGAAAGCCACAACAAAGCAGCCGAAGCGGTTGCAAACAGCTCAGAAGAATAGTATACTGCTACTCTATGGCCAACTTATTCAAGAAGGCTATCGTTTTCACTGACATCCACTTTGGACTGAAATCGAATAGCCTATTACACAATCAAGATTGCGAACAGTTTGTAGACTGGATTATTGCCACCGGCAAGGAACATGGTTGCGAAACTGGAATGTTCTTAGGCGATTGGCATCATCATCGTGCGTCAATTAACTTACAGACACTAAACTTTAGCTTGCAGGCATTGGAAAAACTATCCAATGCCTTTTCGCAGTTTTTCTTTATTCCTGGCAATCACGACTTGTACTATCGAGACAAGCGCGACATTCATGGAGCGGCCTGGGCCCGACATTTGCCCAACATCCATATCTGCAATGACTGGTTTGAAGAAGGCGATGTCATCATTGCTCCTTGGTTGGTGGGCGATGATCATAAACGCATACAGAAAATGTCCAGCAAGTATATGTTTGGACATTTTGAACTGCCTCATTTCAAAATGAACGCCATGGTAGAAATGCCCGATCATGGAGAAATACAGGCCGCACACTTTGGCCACTATGACAAAGTATTTTCTGGTCACTTCCACTTGCGCCAACACAAAAACAATATCAACTACATTGGCAATGCATTTCCACATAACTTTGCTGATGCTGGTGACGACAAGCGTGGGTGTATGATTCTTGATTGGGGTGCAGAACCCGAATATCATGCTTGGCCTAACCAACCGCTTTATAACGTATTTGATCTTTCCACGTTGTTAGATCGTGGGGATCAACTGCTCAAGCCCAACATGCATGTGCGTGTGCAGTTGGACATTGAAATCAGCTACGAAGAAGCAGGGCTGATCAAAGATACATTCATAAGCAAACACAATCTTAGAGAAATGGCTCTTATGCCCAACAAACGTTCAGCTTTGGAAGAGGATCTAGCACCTGGAGAAGTTAAATTTGAAAGTGTGGATCAAATTGTCACAGATCAAATCACCAAGATTGAATCAGAGTTTTACGATCCAAAATTACTGTTACAGATCTATCAGGCATTATGACCATATCTACACAAGAACTAGAACGTCAACTAAAATCTAAATTTGACATCAAGCACATGTGTGACATTGGAGAGATGTCAACAAGTCCCAATGGATTATTCAAACTACTTCATAAAATTTACCAATCCAGCTATCAACCAACAGATCGCATAGTGTTTTATACTTCTCATATGTTGCCAGAAAATTTTCTAAAACATTTATACGAGACGGTTAATTTTATTGACATCAGCAACTGGTTTGTATTGATCTGTGGTCCAGCTGAACTAGAAACATCCATTGAATCTGCCTGTAAACAGTTCTCCCACGATCCTATTCCGTTTCAATTTCAATACACTGATCTCGTGCCCACGCACAGCATTGAGGACAAGTTTTTCTTACCAGACACTGTGTGTGCAATACCGTGGACACATTTGGAAATACAAACCGATGGAGGTATCACGCCGTGTTGTATGACCAGTGGGTCTACTCTGGGAAATATCAAACACACCACACTTGATCAGGTTTTCAACGGCCAGGGCTTACAGGAACTACGAAGAGGGTTGCTGGCCGGAGAACGTCCTGAGATTTGCAGAGGATGCTGGAAAGCAGAAGAAAAAAATCTAACTTCAATTCGCATACACAATATCAAACGATTGAAAAAAGACTTTTTACTCAAGTATCTTGATCAGCCACAGTTGGCAACAATGGATATCAAATTCAATAACACCTGTAATTTTAAATGCAGGATCTGTGGGCCAAGCAACAGTTCTTTGTTTGCATTGGAGAATCATAAATTTCGTGGCATTCCGTTGATATCGCAAGACAACTGGAGCGAAAGTGAAGATTTTATAAATCAAATGATTTCTCATTTGCCTAGCATACACAACATTGACATGTACGGTGGGGAACCATTTTTAGTAAAAAAATTCAAAGAAGTTTTAAAGTTGGCAGTTGATCACGGGCATGCTAAAAATATCCGATTACACTACAACAGCAACGGATCAGTTTGGCCCGAACACTTTTTACCATACTGGCCCAATTTCAGACAAGTTGACATACACTTTAGCATTGATGCCATTGGCAAGCAGTTTGAATTGGAGCGCGGTGGAAACTGGAGCGAAGTTGAGAGCAACATTTTACGTCTCAAAGATCTAGGCTTGCCAAATCTTAGTATCAGTCTTATGCCCACCATCGGTGCTATGAATGTGTATTACATTGATCAAGTCTACGATTGGGCAACCAAACATGGATTTCAACTGTTTGTCAGTCATGCTCGCGGAACAGGATTTGAACTTCAAGATCTAACTCGAGAAGCCAAAGATCTAATTATTGAAAAATTCAAAGACCATCCCTGGGACGAAATGCAACAGGTTATCAAAATCATCCAAGAAATACCAGACAGCAACGGAGATGATTTTAGATCCAAGATTAAATGGTTTGATCAGGTGCGAGAGGAAAATTTTGCCGAGAGTCATTATGAGATTGCAAAAGCCATGAGATACGTGTAAACTATAACAATGATACAAATCAAAGACCTAACAGTTAAAAACTTTATGAGTGTGGGCAATGCTACACAGGCCATTAACTTTGATCGCAGAGACCTCACGCTGGTGTTGGGTGAAAATTTGGATCTTGGTGGAGACGGTTCAAGAAACGGCACAGGTAAAACAACTATTATCAATGCATTGAGCTATGCGTTATATGGGCAAGCACTTACTAACATTCGTAGAGATAATCTAATAAACAAAACCAACGGCAAGAATATGTTGGTTAGTTTGGATTTTAATATCAACGGTAGAGATTACAAAATTGAGCGCGGTCGCAAGCCTAACATACTTAAATTTTATGTCAACAACGAAGAACAAGCCGCAGATGATAACAGTCAGGGTGACAGCAGAGAAACACAAGATGCCATAGAGTCTGCACTGGGCATGACACATGACATGTTTAAACATGTGCTGGCACTAAACACCTACACTGAACCTTTTTTGAGCTTAAAGGCCAACGATCAACGAGCCATAATTGAACAGCTCTTGGGCATTACTTTGTTGAGTGAACGTGCTGAGCGTATTAAAGAACTCAACAAAGAAACCAAGGATGGCATCTCACAAGAAGAGATGCGTATCCGTGCAGTACAGGAAGCCAACAAACGCATAGAAGAACAAATAGAAAATCTGCGTCGGCGACAAACAATGTGGGTGACCAAACATGATGAAGAAGTTGAGAAGTTACAAACGGCGTTGGAAGAACTCAAGAAGATTGACATCGAAGCGGAGATTGAAGCACACAAGGCGCACCGTGTTTGGGATCAGAAACGCAAAGATCTTAACGACTTATCTAGCCAGATCTCCCGCACGAAACTTGACGTGGATCGAGAAAACAAAAGCATTGAAAAACTTAGCAAAGAGATTGCAACACTTGAATCTCACACCTGTCACACATGTGGTCAACCGTTCCACGACAATAAGCACCAACAAGTTTTGGAAGCGAAACAGAAAGATCTGGCAGGTGCAAGAGCGTCAAGCCAGGAACACAGCACCCTCTTATCAGAACTACAGATTGCCCACGACTCCTTGGGCACGTTAGGCAAACCTCCCAAGATGTTCTATGACAACGAAGCTGATGCTGTACACCATCAAGCCACACTGACTAATTTAGAAAAACAAATTGCTGAAAAATCTGTTGAAACTGATCCATATGGTGAACAGATTGAAGAAATGACTGGACAGGCTTTGCAGGTAGTAACGTACGATACACTCAATGAACTCACAAGACTGCAAGAACATCAAGATTTCTTGCTAAAGTTACTCACAAACAAAGATTCGTTTATCCGCAAGAAGATCATTGAACAAAACTTGAGCTACTTAAATGCTCGTCTCACTCACTATCTAGATCGCATTGGATTGCCGCATCAGGTTGTATTCCAAAATGATCTCACAGTGGAAATCACTGAGTTGGGCCGTGACTTAGACTTTGATAACTTGAGCCGTGGTGAACGTAATCGACTAATCTTATCAATGTCGTGGGCATTCCGTGATGTATGGGAAAGTTTGTACTCGCCCATCAACTTGCTGTTCATTGACGAGCTGGTTGATTCAGGCATGGACACACAGGGTGTGGAAAATAGTTTAGCGTTGCTCAAGAAGATGAGTCGTGAGCGGCACAAATCAATTTGGTTAGTAAGTCACAGAGATGAGTTGGCCGGTCGTGTAGAAAATATTTTAAAAGTGGTAAAAGAAAATGGATTTACAAGTTACAACACAGATGTTGACATCGCGTAATATCAAAGTTCTGCATCTTGAGCCCACTGATGTTTGCCAGGCGGCATGTCCTCTCTGCGCTCGAGAAACAGATAAGAATTTTGATAAAAGTCGTCGCCACCAATTATCTGTAGAACAATTAGAATCTATTCTCCCTGAAGAATTCGTTGTCAATCTTGACAAGATGTTTATGTGCGGCAACTACGGCGATCCGGCTGCTGGCAATCATACCATTGCTATCTACGAATGGTTTCGCCAGCAAAATCCTGATATCGTACTAGGTATGAATACCAATGGTGCCATTGGTACTACGTTTTGGTGGCATAGCCTGGCTAAAATTTTAAACAAACCTTTGGACTACTGTGTGTTTAGCATCGACGGACTAGAGGACACCAATGCTGATTATAGAGTCAATGTCAATTGGTCCAAACTGATGGCCAATGCAGAAGCATTTATTGCCGCTGGAGGGTCAGCACACTGGGACATGTTGGTTTACAAACACAATCAGCATCAAGTTGATGCTTGCGAACAACTGGCACGTGACATGGGCTTTAAATGGTTTCGTGCCAAAGTAAGCAAACGTGCATTGATTGGCAAGTTAGAATCTCCCATTGGATGGCAAAGTCCCAATGTTGTGGCAAAAGCAATTGATTGCCATGCATTAAAAGAACAGAGCGTTTATATTGATGCGCAAGGAAGAGTAAGCCCTTGTTGTTGGCTAGGAAGCAGACAACGAGACTTTGTCAAAGATTTTGAAGAAGTTAAAAGTTCTTGGAACAGTTTGCAACCTAATATTGTTTGTATGGATACCTGCGGTGTTGACAGCGGTGACACTAGTTTTTCTAATCAATGGCAACGAGAGGTGGAATTGTGCTAGCCACTTGGCATTTTCACATTGAAATTTCTAGCAAATGCACTTTGCGGTGTCCGCGATGTGCTCGGCAAGAAGTTCCTGATACATTGATAAACACCGAATTAGATTTAGAATTTTTCAAAAGAAATTTCACAGAAGAATTTATTCTCAACAATGTAGAAAAGATTACATTCTGTGGTGACGATGGAGATCCTATCTACGCACATGATCTTATACCAGTCATTGAATACATCAAAAGCATCAAACCAGTTGAGATAGTTATTATCACCAACGGAAGTCACAAGAAACCCGAGTGGTGGGAAGATCTAGGTTATGTATTAAGTGAAGAAGATACTGTGCATTTTAGCATTGATGGGTGGGACAATGACAGCAACAACTTGTACCGAGTAAACAGCGATTTTGATAGTATCATGCAAGGCGTTGACATTTTGCGATCGGTCAGTAGATGTCGTATAGTGTGGGATGCCATTGCATTTAGATTCAACGAAAACCAATTGGACACTATGGAATCCATGGCACAAAGCCACGGGTTTGATGCTATACAATTCACTAAAAGCACTAAATTTGGGACTATCTATCCCAGCTACGGAGTTAACGACCCACTGGAACCCAGTAAAAAATTTGTAAGTAACTCGCATAGATTCGAAAGAGATGTTATACTGTTAAGCTCGCGTGGGTTAAACAACAAAGTAAAATCAACAAACATCCAACTTTATAAATCTGTCAAAGAAGTCAACGGAGTAACTCCGTTGTGTGAAATTGGTAACAAAGGTCTATACATAGATGCTCGCGGCCGACTGTTTCCGTGTTGTTGGGTTGCCAATCGATACAGTCACAACTCTGACTGGCAAACCTTGGCTGAACAGTTTAACTTACATCGCCGAACACTGTCAGATGTTGTAACTGACGATTTTTGGAATACAGAATTTAAAAGTTTTGGGTGGCAAGAATGCCAAACAAAGTGTAACACAAGCAGGGTAGATGAAAAATATGCAACAGAGTGGTAATATGGTAATTACAGTGCATGACATGGTTATACGAAAGCACAGAAATTTCAGCATTGCCCGACGATTGTGTTGGTTTTGTTTATTTGATCACAAATAACTCAACCGGCAGGAAGTACATTGGAAAAAAATTAGCAAAGTTCTCAAAGACAACATATAAAGTAGTAAAACTTAAAAACGGTAAAAAGAAACGCAAAAAAATCAAAGGCAAAATTGAATCTGACTGGCAAACATATTATGGCAGTTCTCCAGAGTTATCTCGAGACGTTGAACTGCTAGGCATAGAAAACTTCTCACGCGAAATACTATATTACTGTAAATCCAAATCGGAATGCAGTTACATTGAAGCTCGCGAACAATTCTCCCGACGTGTATTAGAAAGTGACGACTATTACAACGGACATATTCAAGTCCGTGTACATGGCAGTCATATCAAAGGCAAATTAAGCAGTTAAGGCTGGCACAGGCCAAAGTCGTGTGCCCTAGACCTGGATCACGGATCACAGGGATGGAAGACTCACCGCGCTAGTGAGCACTCAATCAGTATCCTTGACAGGACCACGATCGCAAACTCCTGCGGTTTGATTGTTTGAATAGAGTAGACAAAAGGGAAAAAGACGTGCTAGTGATAGCACACGTTTGTATGCAATGTTAGCGTATTGTATGCAGGCCGCCGTTGTGATAAAGACACATCTCGAGGTACCGGACAACCGCCTCTGTAATGATGTAACGCTAAGTGACTGTTCGTACTCGGATGATGACAGTTCTAACTTTGCCCTGTGCGGGCAAAGTGTGACCAAGGTATCTGGATGATAACTGTTTCGCTTCGCTCATCTCTTAATAATATATTCATGAGCGTAAGCGAAATGAATAGAACTTCGTAGAAGTTCTCAAAGTGTACTATAGATTAGTATCTGGCCAATCTCTAAACAATGCGTGTTGTATATCGCCAGCAACAAACTGATTGAATGACTTGTGTTTCTGTTCGAGTTCTCCTTCTAATGGAGCAACACGACGGAATGCACTATCCATTTGACCCATGTCTTTGAACTCCATGAGTATCATCCATTCAGGCATGTCAGCAATGCTACGGAATCCCATTTTGCAACGAGTGATTCTGTATGATTCCATTTTGCCTTCAGATATCAAGTGATCAAAGAAGCTCTTCATGCCATTGACCCAGTCTATATCGCTGATGTCACCTTCTTTGTTGGCCCATATTGTGTATAAGTCTGCCATTATGTCATTGGTCCTAAAATTTCAAATCCATCTATCTCTTTCTTGTAGAGATGTGCTTGCTCAAGGTAGAGATAGTCAAACCCTCGAGCTTTGTAGATAGCACACTCTGTTTTCATTGTTTCAACACCCAATCGTAGCTTTGGGTTGTGGTACGTCCATGCAAACTGCATGCATTCTGCATTCTTATCGTCATAGCGTTTGATCAGGCTAAATGCAATCATCTGTCCTTGATCAAAGTAACCTATAACGTCCGTCATTGGGTCAGTGTAACGACTGTGGAACATGGGCATCACACTGGCAAAGTGCTTGTAGATACAGTAGGTACGATATATGTTATCAAGCTCAACAATCTGTTCCTCTGTGGGTATTAGGTAGCCCCACTCTACAGAAGCATCGTAATTAGTTTTTGCAAGATCAATCCTGGCAAACTGGTAGCTCACAGGCGTGGATCCTTTCTGTGATTAAACAACACTTCTAAGTATTCGTTGGGCCAGGTGTCGTAGAAACCTTTGGCAGCCATTAACCTAGCTTTGGCATCAAGGTCACTTAGACTCTGTACCAGGGCTAGGGCATAGGTTCCTTGATTCATTGACACACCGTTGACAATTTCAGGATCTGCAGGGTGGTCCTCTAGTGCTATGATATCTTTGTCTAGCAAAAACTCTGTGTTGGCATATTCAAGATCATGATGAAATTGTTCGTATGTCCAATGCACAGGGTCATAGGCCAACACAATGACCTTTTTATCTCCAAACCCGGCAGTGGCAATCATGATAAGATCCAGCAAAGGACTTGTACCCACTCGCACTTCATATTCGTTGTTGAGTCTAGCATTGCGAGCATACGGACATGGCGGCCAATTGCCCAGGGCAGGATGAGATACTTCTACAAAGTTCTCTATCCAGGCGTTGATGTCTTTTTTAACTTGCTCTAGGTTCATTAGAAATGTGGCATTCCAGTTTTTTTGGTTGTTTCAAGATTGTCTTTGATCACCGTGCCGATGATTTCTCGCTCTTCCCAACTGAGGTGCAATGCTTCATTGTATGTTAGGCCGCCTCGCATGTACCAACACATTTTCATTAGATCTTCGCGTATGGCTTTGACTTCTTTGTCCTGGGCTTCAACGATCTTGTTGATGCGCTCAGGACTAGAGGTCAGGAGGCGGAGCCGAAAAAATTTGAGACATCCATGGTAAATGGTGTTTCGTAGTCTTTTTGGCAGCCTTGACACTGTAGTTTGAGAGGTTTGAGCTCGGTAGAAGAACGCAGTGATACAATGTGGTCTCTGATACGATTGAACACATCACGATCGCAGTTTCTAATAAACTCTTCGATGAATTCTGGTTCTACCACAGTTTCCTCTAGGACCTGTATCATGCTTATGCTCTGGGTTAAAGCTCGCATGGTCATGTCAGTGAGTTTGGCAAACGCACCGGTTAATAATCGCATTTTTTCTTCTTCAGGAACATTGGCATCGGGCAATGTTTCCAGCAGTTTCTGATCAGCAAATTGATCAATAGAATTAGCGTTGACCTGCTGATAAGTCAATGGTTTAAAGAATATAGTGATATCGCCGTTTTGCATGGGACTACCGTAGTCGGCTTTGCCCATGCCATCTAATATGGTACGGAGATCCAACCCAAAAGAGTTTTCGTGTTCACAGTGCGGGCATGAACTTTCAAAATCCATGGCATGACCGTAGCTGGCAATGCGTATGGCTACCAGCAGGGTATCCATGTCTATGTTGGGGATTTTCCAAGGATCAAGGATGTTGGGAACACAGCTTTTGATCACGTTGATTATGGCTGTGCCGTTGAACAATGCATCTGAAGTCCGATAAGTGATTTCGTCCATGGCAGTCATTGCATATATTGGAAATTCGCCGTTGGGCGGGATGTCTATTGCGCCTGGCGGATAAAAATTACCTTCAGACGGTAGCTTGATATAGACAGCAGGTTGTCGGAAAAACCGACGCAGTGGGTTGTTAGATTCGGGCATGTTTCCTTACCATAAATATTTGTATGCAACAATATTTATCGGCGTAGATAATGGCAGATCTAGAAAACTCCACACAACTGGCCAAAGAAGCCCTTGACGAACTGCGCAAGGCTGGATCACTCAGTGCCAAAACACTGGACAAACTCTCTGCGGCAGTAAAACAGCAGACCAAAGACACAGACAAGTCTATAGAAGCCATAGACGATGAAGTCAAAGCCCGCGAAAAGCTCACCAAAGATCTCATTGGTCTAGCCAAAAACATTGGGGCTGCGGCACAATCAGTAAGAGAAAACAGAGAAGATTTCCGTTCATTGGGCCCAGCAGTAGATGCCACTGCACAGGGTCTAAAGTTGAGTCTTGGCGGTGTGGCCAAAGGCATGGATTCTTTGGGCAGTATATTAAGTGGTGTTGGTGCTGTATTACCTGGCTGGGGCAAACTGGTTGGTGTGTTTGGTACAGCAGTCAGTGGCGCTGGTAAAGCAGTACAAAAGTATGGTGCCGAAGCAGTAGATGCGGCCGCACAGTATGCAAAATTTTCTCTAGGCGAAATACAGCGTGTAGTTGGTGCATTCCAAACACTGGGTGATGTTGGTGGTATAACCGGCGCCTCGATGCGCGGGTTGATGAAAGATGCACAGGCTCTGGGTCTCAGCGTAGACACCTATGCCAAACTGATAGCAAGAAACAGTGAAGGCCTTGCCGCAACCACAGGAACAGTCACAGGTGGTGCAGAAGTCCTTAAAAAAATCACCACAGCCGGCACAGAGTTTGAAGATAAATTTTTAAAACTTGGCTTTAGCTTTGAGCAACAGAGCGAATTCTCTGCTAGGTTCCTAGCACAGCAACGTAACTTAGTTCGTATCAATCTTGAAGATGGCAAAGCACTCAGTGAAGCCAATCGTAGATATCTAGAACAAATCGATGAACTGGCAAGGCTAACAGGTCAAAGCAAAGACAAAGTTGCAGGTGAAATTGAAGCCATGAGTCGAGAGTTGAGATTTGGCGCTACTCTGGCCATTGCTGAACAAAAAAACACAGCTGACAGTATTAGGAAAGCTGCCAAAGTTTTGGAAACTCAAGGTAGTAAAGAAATTGCCGAAGGCTTCAAAGACATCTTTGGTGGTGCTACCACACAACGCAGTCAAGAACTCATGGCTGCCACTGGAGGAGCCGCTGCCGGCCTAGCCGATGACTTGGAAAACGGTCGTATATCTTTTGCCGAGTTTATGCAGAAGTTCCAGCAGAGTGTAAGAGAAACTCGCCAGGCTCTGGGTGCAGATGAATTTGAACGCAGAGTTGGTAAACTAGGAACTGTGCTAGATCCTATGTTAGTAGGCATGCGCCGCCTGGATAAAGCGCAAGATCTTAACTCAGATACTTTAAACAAAGCAACCAAAGATCAAAAGGACGCCACTGATAACAAAGATAAAGAAACACAAAACGTTATCGATGCGCAAAAAAGTCTAAGGGATTTTGCTGTGACCTTGGATAAGATTGTTTCTGACAAGCTGTTTCCTACCATGGCTAGCAGTGTCAAATACTTTACTGAAGTTATATCCGAAGGTGCAGAAAAGATTGCAAAAATACTAGGTGTCTCGGGCACCGGCGGTGGAGGCGGTAGAGGCGCAGCCACTGGTATTCCGGGTGCGCCAAGTAACAATCCGTCGGGCGCAGGCGGTCGTGGAACAGGAGTTCAACAAGCACCAACAACCGGAGTAGGTGGTGCCGGTGCGCCAACTCCTGAAGCCGCAGGAACTCTTGGCGCTATTCGCAACATGATTGGCCGTGCTGAAAGTGGTGGCGACTACAACGTCATGGTTGGTGGCAAAAAAGGCGACTTAACCAACATGACGCTGGCTCAAATACTTGAGCAACAGTCAAAGATGACACAAAGAGGCAGTGGATTTGAAAGCTCAGCCCTGGGCAAATATCAAATAACACGGGCAACTCTGATGGATCTTATCAACAAAACTGGTATGGATATCAACACTACCAAGTTTGATCAAGCCACACAGGATAGGTTGGCAGATGAACTCATTGTGAGTCGCGGTGGTTACAACAAGTATGCCGCCGGCGCCATAAACAAAGAACGATTCATGCGCAACTTGTCATCAATCTGGGCAGGCTTGCCCATGGATGCCAGTGGCCGCAGTTTCTATCAAGGGGTAGGATCAAACAAATCCACTATAGGATTTGAAGAAGCCATGGGCAGTTTTGCCTATGGCGGTATCAGTGCTGGACCCAAGTCGGGTTATCTGAGTATGATGCACGGTACAGAAGCAGTGATTCCGCTACCCGGAGGCCGCAATGTGCCTGTGGAAATGACCGGCATGAGTGACCAAATGGGCGAACAGGTATCATTGATGACAGAACAAGTCAATCGATTTGACCAAATGATCAGTCTCCTGCAATCTAGCGTGGATATGCAAGGCAAGATATACCGCGCCACTGTAAACTAGCGGTAAATACTACACTATGAGTTGGAAAAAATATTTTAAGGTAGCAAACGTTTCGGGCCAAATGAGTCCCATTTCGGGCAACATTCCTCGTGGACCAAACTACGGAACAGGATACGGAACAGAAGGTCAAGCACAGACTGAGTTTGCTTTCCGTAACTATGCCAGCAGACTGCCCGAAGTGTATACTGGACATCCCAACAGGATGGAACGCTACAACCAGTATGAAAACATGGACGGCGATAGTGAGATCAATGCTTGCTTGGACATCATCTCTGAGTTTAGCACACAGAACTGTGAAAGCAACAACACACCATTTGAAGTTGAATATCAAGACAAACCCACAGATCACGAAGTAGAAATTATCAAAAAGCAACTGCAACAGTGGACCAAGCTCAACAAGTTTGACAACCGCATGTTCAAGATGTTCCGTAATGTACTCAAGTACGGAGATCAAGTGTTTGTGCGTGACCCAGAAACATTTGAAATGTACTGGGTAGACATGACCAAGGTAGCCCGTGTGATCGTCAACGAAAGCGAAGGCAAGCGTCCTGAGCAGTATGTGATTCGTGATATCAATCCCAACTTCCAGAGTTTGAGCATCGCTGCCAAAACCACAAACGATTATAACACACAACCGCCCAGTGGTGGTTATTCAGCACCCTATAACTACACAGCTCCCAATGCACCAAACAGCAGTGGACAAAGCCGTTTTCAAAAATCAGTAAACGAAACTTGCATAGATGCAAAACACGTGGTTCACCTCAGTTTAAGCGAAGGCCTGGACTACTATTGGCCGTTTGGGCAAAGCATATTAGAGATGATTTTCAAGGTTTTCAAGCAGAAAGAACTGTTGGAAGACGCCATATTGATCTATCGTGTGCAACGTGCTCCAGAACGCAGAGTGTTCTACATTGACGTAGGTAACATGCCTAGCCACCTTGCCATGCAGTTTGTTGAGCGGGTTAAAAACGAAATACACCAACGTCGTATTCCTAGCCAAACAGGTGGCAGCGCCAATGTCATGGATGCCACATACAATCCTCTATCAATCAACGAAGAC